CTTGAACTTGAACTAGTATGACTTCCACGACTACTTGATCCACCATGACCACCACCAGAACCAGAACTAGAGCTTCGACCGCCACCTGAACTTGAACTACCACGACTTCCGTGACCACCGCCTTTCCCGCCAGAGCCACTTCCAGAACCCTTAGTTCCGTTTTTATCTTGATGTTTTTTAGTATCTTTAGTATCTTTTGTATCTTTATCAGGGTGCTTCTTAGGATGCTTACTGTCATCATCTTTAGGGTCTTTTACTTTTTTGCCGTTTACATAGACGGATTTAGCAGAGATGTTAACCTTACTCTTTTTATTAGAATCGGGATCACCATAAGCCTTTTTAACGATACTCTTCATTTCTTTAGCAGAAAGATTAGAATCTGTTACGGTTTTACCATTTTCTTTTGTTTTACCATAATATCCAACATCTTTCCCTGTAGCAGCTTTAGTACCTTGCTTTAAAGACCTAATAGCCTGAATTGTTTCAGATTTAGTTAATCCTTTTGCTTTTCCCTCTCTTGCTAATTGAGCAATATTAAGTTCCATTGACTTAGCTTTAGCATCGGAGAACACAGGAGCAGTTTTATTTGTAGCACCATATCTACTCTTAGAATATCCAATTAAGTTCTTAGCATTATATTTGTTAGAGGCTTTACTTACATTGTCAGCAAGTTCTTTAAAGTTGAATCCCTTAAATGTCTTTCTAACTAAACTACGTTGTCCACCTTTTTTATACCATTGTAATGAATCAGTATAAAGATCAGTAGTATCAGCATAAGGATTTTTACTACTACCATTTGCTTTCAACCATTTCTTGTCGGCTTTTTTATTAGAGCCTTTCCATACGGTATTCTCCATTGAACCCGCAATCTTAGGAGCAACCTTATCTAATGCTTGCTTAGTATATGTAAGTGCCATTGGAGCATATCTTTGAAGATTATCTTCAAATAAGTTCATCAAATCTTTACTATATCCAATTGCATTGCCAACAGCACCAATATTTTTAGTATTTAATCCACTAACATGAATTCCACTGCTATCTTGCGTAATAGTAACTTGTCCACCTTTAGATTTTGCAGTAGCTTTTCCAATTGCAGATTTATTCTGATTCAGATATTGTAAGAAGGAATATGCACCACTTGCAGATTTAGCAGCGAACTTCTGCTCTTGCTGCATCATAGCTCTTGTCTTGGTATAGTCATAACCATTTCTAATAAGTTGCTTCTTAGTAAACATTGTCTCAGCAGCTGTCCAGAATTGATCTGTACCTTGCTTTGTATCAGCCGAATTTGTAAGAACAGTCTTAATTGTATCTTGGAAACTTTTAAGGCTTGCTCCATTATCATTAGCACCTTTAATGACTTTATTCATTGAATCAAGAACTGCCGGGGCAGAGTTAATATAATCCTGCCAACTTGACATTTTCTTTGTTACAGAATTAATAGTATTATTATATTTAGCCATTCCAGAGCTAGCTTTAGACTGAGCAATGGCAACTTTGTTCCAAGAATTAGCAAGAGTATCAATTTGGTTAGCAAGTTGTTTATCCTGACTAGAAACTCTTAATCCTTGCTTGTCATACTGTCTAACTTTATCTCTAAACTTCATCAAGGCTTCCATCTGTGCGGATGACCTTTTCATAAAATCTGTAAAGCCAAGTTTGCTATTTTTTGCTTTATATTCACGTAAATATTTTTCAACTTGGGAATATGCTTCTGTAATTCCAGCTAATCCAGTCGAACCGCCAACACCAGCAATACCATTGAAAGCAGCTTTATCGTCCCAAGTCATTCCAGAGCCTTTTGTTTTAACTTTAAAAGACCCTTCAACATTGCTTGCCTGAATCTGCTTTTGAACCTTTTGCTGTTGTTTGGCAAATTTAACTCTAGCTTGGTACATTTCAAGTGTAGATTGGTCAGCAGCATTAAGAGTACCGTGCCTTGCTCTTTGAGCTTTTAATTTATCTACATTTAATTGTGCTTTATCCTCGTCACGTTCGTATTCTTTTATTTTTTTTGCAGCTCCATCATATTTACGATTAATTGAATGAGCTGCATACGTTGCAATCCTTAATGCTCCGTAAGTAACTGCAGCTGCTATTGCTCCAATACCAACAGGATTTTTAATAAATTTTATTAGATTCGGAAGAACTGTTTCTTTAAATCCAGTTTTAAGATTTCCCGCAAGCATTCCTGCATTAAGTGCTAAATTTGCTGCATCAGATGCATTACCTTCTTTTAAACGTGCAGCTTTTATCTCTTCTTGAGATAATTTGTCATACACATCTCCAAGCCTAACTCCGTTCCTAATATAATCTTTAGTCCTTGCGGTGTATCTGGCATTTAAAAATTCATCAGCATTTTTATAGCCCGCTGCAGCACCCTCTCTGCCAAGAGCAAATTGCTCTTTAGCCTTACTGAATTTATTTTTTAAAGATGCAATAAGATCTCCGCTAAATAAAGTCTTATTAACACCATCCCAAATCTTTTGGAATCTGTTAACATCATTGCGGAGCATACTATTTTTATATTCGCTTTTATCTGTATAATTATGTAATCCAAACAAAGATTGAAATACAGCACTAGTCCAGCCCGCACCTTCCTTTGTCCTAAGATTCTTAAAGTTTTGGAATGCTTGTTTACCTCTAAGAAATCTGTTAATTCCAAACGCAGCAAGTAAACCGCCTGACAATCCACCGCCAATACCAGGAATATGTGAAATAGTAGAGAATAAAGTGGTAAACCCTTTAGTAAGATTTAATACACCTTTAATTACATTGCTGTTATAGAAGTGAATCCAGAAATCTGACAGATTAGTCTTAACAGACTGAATTTTTCCCGCAGAGGAATCCATCCATTTTTCATTGTTCTTCATGGCATTGCCATGTGCATTAGTAGCTTCAGTAGCTAACTTGGTAGATTGAGAATAGGTTTCAAGAATTGCTGATAATACGTTTGTCTGTCTTGTGGCAGCAATAGCAAATGAAATTTGTCTCTTCTGAGCATCAGTTAAAGACCCCCATCTCTGAGAAAGTTCACCAAGAATGGTATTAATATTTCTGAACTGACCATTCGGCTTATATACGTCAATTCCTACGTTGTTAAGTGCCTTAGATGCATCTGAAAGGGTAGCATTATCTACTTCCCCAGAAGCTGACAACTTAGATGCCTTACCAATACGAGTAAGGATCGTTTTCATAGCGTTTCCGATTTCGCTACCATCCTGACGAGTACGAGCAGATACACTAGCTGTGATAGCCATCAACTGTTCGTATGACATTCCAGAATCCTTCGCAACAGCTCCAGCTTTCTGAACTGCGTCAGTCATGATTTGTATACCTTTCGATATTATTATCTTATAGGCTTTTTATCCTATAATTCTGGGAGTTTCCTCCATACACATTTTCTGTGATACGTCTGTTAATTCAGACCAGTCTAGCATATATTTTTACCCTCGTTTAACGTTAGGGAAGAATGTGACTAGTATTCTCCAAATAGGCTATACCTATTTGTACAAACCACTCGTGCGATTATTTTATTCTATATATTATTTATATAGTTTCAAATCGTATGCGTTACGGTGTATAGCTAATTTTACTTAACTATATTACCTCGGTATTAACATGCGCCGTGCGTTTAGTCTTCACCGATTTTGGTTTGAGATCATCATGCTATCTCTAGCATGAGCGGTAAAATAAATTTGCCGTAGTCAATCGGAACATTGGCAGAAATTTTATCTAATGCATCAACAACATGCATTACATTCTTAGAGGTGTCCTTCATTCCAAACTGTTGGATAACACCCTGAATCTGGTCAGCTGCTGTCTGTGCGTCCTCACCACTTAAGTTAGCAAGGATACCAGTAGCTTTAGCTTTTCTGGAAATTGATGGGGTAGTCTCCTGCATATTAGAATAAATTTGGTATACACCAGTCATATTTTCTACAGAAGTACCAATCTTTTTAGCATCAGATACAGCAGATTGTCCTAACTGACTTAAACCTTTTTTGTTTAAGTTCATTGTATAGGAAATATTTGTAAGAGCCTTTTGGTATTGAGAGAAATCTTCAAATCCTTGCTTAAACTTATCCATGACAGCAGGAACTACAGTGTATGCACTAAAGTACATCTTAAAGAAGTCCCAGCTTGAACTAGCAAGATTCTTAAGAGCAGATTGCCTTTGCTCCATAGACTCATTATTAATCTTCATCTGACGGTTGTTAGTATCCATCGATGTAGAAATTTTATACAGATTGCCCGCTTGATCGGAATAAGTAGCATTTACAGATTTTGTATGCGTATTTACTTGTTCAGATTTAACATTAACATAATCTAATGCTTCAGCATATTCTCTGGTGGCTTTTACAAGCTCATCCATATTATTTACTGCAATGCCAGTGCTTAAACCGCCCCCACCAGACATTAATGATTGAAGTTTTTCAACAGTAGGGGAGAGGCTTGCTATTTCAGATTTTAATCTTTCAATTTCCGCCTCTTTTTTGGCAAGAGCATCATCTCCAGTTACTCTTGCTCCAGTAAGCTGCATATTGTTTAATTCTTCTTGAGCGGTTTTTAATGAAGCAATCTTTTCGTGAAGAAGAGTAACTGTTTTGTCTAGACCGCCACCATATTTTTCTGAGATAACGTCTTTTCCAGTTGTACCAGACAATTCTGGAATTATTTCAGCACTTTTTCTTGCTTCTTCGATTCTCTTGTACATCTGCTCAATATTACGAGCATTAACTTCAAAGTTATTTGTACGCTGAGTTGCATTAATAGTTTCAAGACCACTATTGAATATCTTATCTAAATCTTCAAAATTATTGCTTAAAGATTTGGCGTTTAATCCCGTAGAATTGATATTTGCAGCCTGAACTAAATCACTTTTTATTTTGGCATATTTTTCCTTAAGTGTATTACCAAGTTTGCCAGCTCTTTCTAGTTTCTGTTCTTCTTTTTCAAGATAGGAGATAAGCTTATCTGCATAAGATTGAACATTATTTTTCAGACCTTCACCAGAGCCTTTAATAGCAGCACTTTGCACTTTGCCTAAACGCTCTTCAGAAATACCTGCATTTAATGCTTTCTCACGAAGTTTAGCTACTTCAGACTCTTTTGCTAAAGCACCTTCATAATATCCCTTGGTGAGGAAACTGTTTTTATCCTTTGCATAATTACTAGCATATCCTTTTTTAGCAGCTTCAGCTTCTCTGAGAGTATTGTAATATTCTTTAAGAATATCTCTCTGTTTTCTAATCTCATCCGTTTCCTTCCGAGCATCTAATGTGTGTTTTTCTCCGTTAAGTCCAGATAAGTTACGTGCCTTTTGATAAATTCTGTTCTGATCTGTAGTAAAGTATTTAGCATTTGCTTCTTGCTGAAGGGCAGCATTCTTAAGAACTTCCTTTGAAAGTTCAGTTCTCTTCCGAGCATCGGCAATTAACTTCTCCCAGTTCTGTGCTGTTCCTATACCTTTGTCTTGTTTAGACTGTCTTTCACGAAGCTTATCGTACTCGTTATAAGCTTTCTCGTGATTTTTAATAATCTTCTTTAAATCAGTAATGCCAGCCTTGGCTTTTGTCATAGCTTCTTTATCAGCCTTAGAATTCCAAGCATCTCTGACTTTGTTACGGGCAGAACTGCTTCCACGATAAGTTGTTTTTCTAGAAGAATCAAATCTTTTCTTGTCATTATCGGTTAATTTATCCCAATTGCTTATTAAATTGTCTTCTGCCGTTTTAGCTTTCTTTAATTCATCTGATTGCTTTTTAACTGCCGTTTTGTATTCTAATGTATCAGTTTTACCTTGTTTAATAAAACTAGCTTTCTGTTTAAGGTAAGAATCAGTATTCTTACTGGTTTGCTCTAACACACGAAGGTCAGCTTCTTTGGGAGTAATACGTTGTTCAGTAGTCCTGTTTATATTACCATTACCATCAATATATTCTTTTCTTTTTCCATTTTCAGAATAGAAAGTTTGTGTTCCAGACACAATTAAATTTCCATCTTTATCTATTCCAACACTCACAGATTCTTCATTAGCAACTTTATCTGTATCCCTTTTTGCTTTATTATTGTTTTCATTTCTTGCTTTAGCAGCTTTCTTTTCCGCTTCATTGGCTTTCTCAGTAGCTTGTGCATCTTTCTCAGCGGCCTTTACATTTTCTTCGGCAGCTTTTGTATGCTCTTTATGGGCTTCTGTTGAATTCTTTAAATCTCCAGCGTCTTGTTTTGTTTCTTCTGAAGTAGTATCTTTTTTATTTGATGAGCGTTTTTCTTTCTTTTCAGATGTAGTAAGGGGTTCTGACTCAGATGTCTTTCTTAATTGCTCGTCCCGCAATTGAGCAAACATATTCAGCTGTTCTTCTTCACTTTGCTCATCTTTCTTTGTCTTGTTTCCTTTAGACTTGTTTTCAGCAGTTTGCTTTCTTTCTTTAGCAACCGCTTTTCTTTCGTTGTTGTTTTTAATTTCCGCTTTATCAGCTTCAGCTTCAGCTTGGTCGGCTTCTTTTTTAGATTTTGTTGCTTGTTTTGCTGTATCTTTAGCTTTATTGGAAGTTTCTTGAGGTTCAGTTTGTTCTTTAGTTTTTTTGCCTTGCTGATTTTTTATTTCTAACCAAAAATCTTGAAATAAAGAATCACCAATTCCCTGAACTCCCTCGCTTGCTTCTAATTTTTTGACGGACAAAAATGGATCAAAATAATCCATTGGTGCATTAAACTTTTTAAAAGAATTTTCTAATATATCGTAATATATAGGGGATTCAGAGATAAGTCTTTGCAAATAACTTTCACCTCTAAGCTTCTCTGAAAATGTCATTACAGAATTACGTTCTGCTTTATATTTATCCCATAAGTCATTATCTGTTTTAAATGAATCGCCATATTTTTTAGTATATTTATCTTTTATTTTATTTTGTTCAATTAATTTGTCAACAAAGCCAACAATAAATTCTGCATTATTCTGACCAGTACCTAAATATCTTTTTTCTCCACTTAATATTTTATTAGTGAACTTTACACTTTTATTGTTACTATTTTTATGTTTGCCATAAAGATCAAATAAAAGACTTCCACTGGTAAGTGTAGAGTCAGGAACACCATATCTATAACTATATGTACCGTTAACTTTATCTATTGCATCTTGATTTACAATTTTTATTTTAGCACCATTAGAGCCATTATTATTAACAGCATCTTCATATGCTTTAGTAATAATTTCTCCATTTTCTTTACTTACTTCTTCTATTTTACTAGCTTGTTTTTTTAAATTCCTTTTTACACCTTTTTTAATAACACCCGTAAGGGAATTCATAAGGTTGTCAATTACAGTACCAAATTCTGAATCGGCAATTTGCGCATATAATTTTTTATTTCCATATGCTCTTTTATCCTCTGGAGTAAGAAAATCTTTAACAGAAGGAAATAAATTAGCCATTTCACTTCTAACCTTTTTCCGTTCTATCTCATCTCTAGCATATATTTGTCCTTCTTGTAAAGATAACGTTTTTCTACGATTCTTATCTCCTATAGAACCTGTTAACTGTTTATCTCTAATTGACAACGCAGCAAATTGATCTAACTGTTTACCAAGCTGTGCTTTTTCTTTATTTGTTAATTCACGACCTAATTTATTTTGAGCATTTTCATAAAGTTCTTTTCTTTTAGCTAAGTAATCAGAACTCGTAACACCATCAATGGTCATAGCTTTAATAGCACTATCTGCACTACCCATGCCACGTGCAATAGCATCTTTTAAGGTATTTCCCATACTAGCTGTAGAACTGCTAACTGTTGATGCTACATTTTTTAATGCATTGGCAATTGCATTCCCAGCTTCATCAATATTTTTTGCCGCTGCAGAAGCCTCTTTACCAAAAGCTGATCCCCAACTTTCAGTTTGTGTATTTATTTTGGTAGCAGACCCGGATGCTTTACCCGTGCCCATAACTTTTGCACTTAATACACCTTCTCTTAATACAGTTTCATTATCCGCAATATTCGCAGTAAATTCAGATTCGACCTTTTCTTGCGCATTAGTTGCCCCTTCTTCGCTTAATCCAAGTGCTTTATTAATTGCCTCTAAATTACGTTTTAAGCCTTCTTCTCTTACTACTTCATCTTTATCCCCCGCAGATTTTCCTGAAAAATGCTGTCCTTTAAGTGCCATAATATCCTCCTTAAAATTCAATCCATATTATAATAAATTGCATAATATTTATTTGCTCTTTCTTTTATTATTTCTCCAAAATTATTTTGTATAGATTCCATTGTCCCATATATTGTATTTGATATATAAGCTCCCAATATAGAGCTTGAATATGAGAAAGACCACGTTTGTGGATACCCGCCATTTCTTGAATGCGGGCCAAGTGCTCTCCATCCGTTTTTTACAATAAATTCAGTTTCTACTACACCGGGGATTCTTGGATATCCACCACCACCCGGATATGAAACATCAATATTCGTATTAATTCCACTACCAGAAATAGACACACTAATACTTCCCATTTGACTTCCAGTTCTTTTATATACTCTTGGAGAATACTGAGCGTAATATTCCGTTAAGCCAGTTCTAACCATATTCATTATATCTCTATAAATATCATACATCGCTCTTTCAACTGCTTTTTCCCATGCAGCCTCTGATTTAGCCCATGCTTTTTTAGCTATATCTGGCAATTTATTATATAATTTAGAGTCATTAGCAAATATTTTTTCAAAATATTTTAACATTACATCGGTAGACGATTCAATTTCAAATTTTTGAGTATATTGAACTATAACCCCTCTAGGAATTTTAGGACTATACATTTCTATATACTTATTTACCTTTTGAAGATGTTCGTTTTTATATTTTTTAGTTAAAGTATATTCATGTTTAGCGTCCCCTAGATAAAACCTATTAAGATTATCATTTAATATTTCATTCGATGTATAATCTTTATTCTGATTGAGTTTTGAAGGTTTTACATATTTTGTTCCCATAACGCCCTCCTAACTTCTATATAAAAAAGAAGGGCAGGTGAGAACCTACCCTTTAAACTACTTTTCTTCTGTCGTTTCTTCTGTAGTTGCTACTTCTTCTTTATCATCTGTATTATCATCCTCATCGGATTCGGAAGTTTTACTACTTTCTTTTTCATCTTTATTTTCATTTACATACTCAACGAACGATTCTTTAATAGAATCAAGCACAGAAATTACCTGTTCTGGATTTGCAGAAAGAACTGCATCTAAAATACCAAGTAAATTCTCTCCAAATCCTTTAATATTATCTAATGTCCTGTAATAAACTGCTTCTGGTGTATTATGCTCATCGTAGAAATTAGCTTTAATAGCTTTAGCAACGTCATCCAGCTCCTGAATCTCACTATCATCAATATAATCAATCAGTGCATCAATAAGACCACGTTCATTCAAAAGATCATACACATCAAATAGAGTAGCTTCTGTACCATTATCTTTTGTAAAGCTAAGACTCAGCTTAGTGTACAGAACTACAACAGCCATTCTCATTTCAAACCGATACATAAATTCATCAATTCTCTGTGTATGATCATCTTCTGTAATAGCAGACTCAAGAAGGGAAGAAAGCAGTTCATGCTTATACTGAATTGGAACATATTCTCTTTCAATAATCTCATCCATCAGTTCATTATAAGTGTCACTCAGCTTTTCTTTTTCTTCATCTGTAGTCTCAGGATCATTCCAAGCATTCATGATCATTTCAACTTTCTTACAGAATACTTCTACTGGGTACTTATCTTCATCTACTTCTGGTTCTGCAATATCACTCTCAACTACCTCGTCAGCTACTTCTTTACTTTCCATATCTTCTACGTGCATATCTTTATTTTCTTCCATATCATTATTCTCCTGCCCAACTGCCTTAACTTCTTCATCAACTGCGTTTACATTCATATTCTTCTCTTCCATAATTACTACTCCTTACTATCCTTTGGATTAAACTTTTCACATACTGGCTCATCGCCATTCATATCGATTTCTTCACAGATTCTGCATTCAAATGCTTTTCTAAGCAGACTGCAATTACGCATATATCTCTTGCATTTTCTACAGTTATGTTCAAACTTTTCAGCAGATTCCTTAGACTCAAAGATCCCATAATACTCAACAGGATGAATTGTTAATTCAATTCTAGGATTCTGCGTATCATAATAAATTCTCTGTGGTCTGAACAAAATACCGCTATCATCATCCCAAACTACCCCTGATTCAGTAATAGCATCTGAGAGGATTTTGTCACAGTTAGCAGCGTCCATATTGGTTTTAGGCATATAAAAAACGCCATCCATATATAGATGACGATACTTATTATTTACCTTATCCCAACCTTGTTTCTTAACTTCTTTTCTTATATAATGAATGAATTCCAACTTGTACTTTTTAGCTTCTGGCGTAACATACGTCATTGGAATACTTTTATTTCCTTTTTTAACCACTCTGATCCCCATATAATGATTTACCGTCCTTGGGATAGGGGATGTCAGGTGTAATACTGGTCTGTCTAAATCTAGTATCAAACAATCACTCCATTCATAAATCACTTCAGTTGTTCTAAGTTTCAAACTAATGTAAATAGTTAAGTTTATTTAAGCTCATAATTGCACCATTTCTCATAAGCCTGTTTGCTGTCTTCTCTCTTAACAATTCCTACGAGAATAGGTACATTTGTTTTAAAATCTCTGCTTGCGTAAATATCCTGAAGTTCAACCCCATATGCCATGTACGCAGCAAGCTGTTTCATATTGACCAAACGAATACAATCAGAGGGGCAATATGTTTTACCAGTCGTTTCACTTGTAATCGATTCTTTCATATAAATTCTCCATTTTATCCAACATAACTTAAACTAAAATGCGTAAAAAAAGAGCTATGCAAAATCTGAATAGGATATTTGCATAGCTCTATATTTTGGAATCAAATATTTTACGCATAAAGTCTAATTAAAAATCACTATTCATTATTTCTTATCTGCTTCTTTTGAATCCAGACTTATAAAGGAAGGAAGAATCTCTTCCATTCACATATTTGTTGGAAGATACATTAGACTTATTTGATGTTGCTTTCGTATCAGTAACATCAATAGTTTCTGTTACATCTTCAGTCTTTGCTTCTTTAGAAGCTGTTTCTTTTTTTACTTCTGGCTCTTCAACTTTAGTTTCTACTTCAGAAGTTTCTTCTTTCTCTTCATGCTTATCTGCTTCTTTCTTAGAAGGGGCAGTAGCAATCTCCATAATTTCTTCATAAGCTCTCTGCATAGTAGGCTTTAAAGTAATAGAGTCAAGATTGCACTTGGAAAGCATAGAAACAATTTCTTCATTGGATCTTGTACCAACCATATGTGCACTTAATGCTTCGTAAATATGTTTGCAATTCTCATCATGAAACAGTGCTTTCCAGAGATCAGTTTTCTCCTCTGTAGGCGCACCGCATGTATCGCAATACTCATATTTTTCTCCGCATACAATACACTCTCTGTTTACTCTCTTCATTAATAAACTCCCTGTTTAAGTAGAATAGGGAAGAGATAGCTCTCTCCCCTAAACATATTACTTATTTAGTTACATGTTTTTAGTAATACTAGGATTACTCTTCCTCAGTATCGTCTTCAGCCATGTAAATCTCGTACAGAGTCTTCTCGTCAGAGCAGTAGTCAACCTGAAGGTCGCCCTTGTAAGCCAGCTGTGCATCTGTCTTCATCTCAACTGTAGTCTCCGGGGAAACTTGGAAGGACGGAAGTACAATGTAAGCAGCTCTCAGAGTACCAGCATCGCACGGGTCAATGCACAGGCACTTCAGAGTGAGTCTGATTGTGCTCGGATACTTATCTGCACGGTTCTTAACTGCAACTGCGTTGTCAGACAGAACTCTGTCATACTTGATTACGAAACGTGTAGCTCCGTCCTTCTTGTCCTGATCAGACAGAGTAGGCAGAGTCAGCTTGCCCTCGGAGAACTGGAATCCACCATCACCAAGCTTGTACTTTGTCAGCATTGTTCCGTTTCCTGCAACAGAAGCAACCTTCAGAGACTTCAGTACAACATCAGAGTTAGCTGTGGAATCTGGCAGAGTGATCGGTGCAGCCGTTCCTGTCGGAACTTTTACATACATGATCTTCGGAACTGTCATCTTCTTTGTATCAGATGCAACTTCCTTACCAGAACCAGTAGTAGCTCCCAGAATGTTGAAGTCGATCAGGGCAGAGTTAGCTGTGAATGTACCAGTCTTTCCCTTATAGAACTTTCTGATCAGAACTCCGTTAGCATCCTTTGCTTCTGTGGACTCAGCGTTAATCTCAATCTGTGGCTCGGACAGCTGTGTCAGAGTGTACAGGAAATTATGCTCAGGTGTTGTGTCTTCAGCAATAGCCATCTGGACACGATCGATTACGATATTATCAATCTTAAAGCTCATAGTTTTCCTCCTTTGTTAAAGAATTTGTTTTGCTTAGAAAGCAAGAATATTTTGTAAATTATATATAGAAAATCAGACTAATCACTAGAATACATATCCTGTGTCCAGTCTGTTTCTTTCTGTATATTCATTCCTTTCGTGTCTACAAACCCGCTGTAAATACCTTTCATAACAGAAGTGCATTGTTCATACAATCTGAGTCTGTTTACACTATCCAAGAACTCAACGATACCAACATCGATAAGTTCATTTTTTTTATACTTAAAGCCCGGATGGTTAACTGCACTTGAAATCAGGCGAAACAAAACACCACTATCTCTTTTTTCAGGATGCATTCGCTCTAACCGCTCTTGAGCAGCTTTATCCATGCGATCACCCTCTATAATAAATTCTTTTGTGGTTTTACCTTTCGCTCTTTCAACCTTTGGATGTATGTTAAACATAAACCTTAAATAATCTACAATCTGTAAATAAACCAATTCATCTATTTGAATAGAAATATCTGGCAAATAAACCATTACTAGATCATCACTATTTTCTTTAGTAGTTAATTTAAACTTTTGAAAATCAAGATCACCAAATAGAATTTCAGTCTGCTTCTGCTCCCATTGTGGGGCAACCATAGTAAATAATTGAAACTCAGTAATCTTGTTCCAATCAATTCCAAGATCCCAAAGCTCAAGCCTTAAAGAAGTTGGATTGGCGCACAGCGCAGCTGTCATTCTAAAAAAATCCTTTTCACCATACTGTGTGATTTCACCAATAGTAGGCTGATGAATAGTAATTTTATCTGTCACATGATAATCAGACGTATTCATATACATCTGAAGCATGTCGTATTCAAATAGTGATTGTGATTCTGGAGCAGTAGGACTAGCATTACTTGTATTACTTATTTCATTTAAAACATCTGACATTAAACAACTCCACTATTATTGATACTATCATAAGTATCATTCGTTGCTGTCATGTTCAGAATAATATCTCTGTAGTAATAGCCACTCTCCAGAAGTTTACCTTCGTTACAAATTGTATGAACAGAAAGACCAAACTTATTAGTCCAGTTAAATTTATTGCGGATCAGTAAAGCAAGCAAATCCTGTCTTCTGATTCCGTATTTAGTCTTGCTTTCTTCTTTATAAGAAACTGTCCTAAATGTAATGTTTCTAGTCATTCTGCTTGTATTGAAATCAGGAATTTCAACATCATCTACTTCAAATCCAATATATGTTTTTACATCACTCGCAATATCTGGAATACGTAAAAAATTGAATACATTAGTATCAATATATACATCACCATTATGCTGTTTATCTAACTTTGGATCGTTCATATATTTAGGATCATACAAAGTAGGTACATACTTCTCTAATTCAGTGTTGTGCAGTGTTCTTAAAATATCACCATCGCTGGTAAGCATTTTCATAATTTTGTATTTAATGTTAGTGATCTCGTCAAAATTCCCTTCAGGATGTAATGAAGAAGAATTCTTTACATACGCATCCATAGTAGGGGACAGGACTACATCACATGTTTTCTCCTTGAACTCCATGATTAATTAACAACCTCCAACTCTACGCTGTCAGAAAGCTTTCCATTTTGATCTTTAATTGATACCTTCAACACATACCCTGCCATAACATAGTTAATTACTCGGACGGATAATGTATTGTCACTCAATGTAATATCGAAATATTCTTTTAATTCGCCATCCTTAAATGGGTATTCATTTCCATCAATGTATATATGCCATTCTGGTGATACCGCATCTTTATTAGCGTTTGTTGCTTTGATAATTACAGGTTGAGCATTAATGTATAATTTATCTCCAACATCAGATAATTTCCAACCGCTATCAATATTAGTTTCTTTTGATTCATCTTTTCTATATGTATCTGCTGAGTCTTGTGTGTTATCACGTAAAACATCGCAAATTTGATGATAATCTCCACCATATAAATCATCAAAAGTAGGTAGCATGGAAGCATCAATATATGATTTGTATTGCTTTAAGTCTTCCGAACTTCCATTAAAATCTTTATGTGGCTCTCTTAAGCACTGTGATAAAACAAATTTTGTAATACCAAAAGGAGCGGTATCAAATATCTTTGTCACTTTAAATGTGCGTGGATGCAATGGATTATCACCAAGCATGAATCTTAAATTATAATCTATTGTTCTTGTAATATCAGTAGTTGGAACAACAAAATAAATCTGTTGAGCCATTGTCTCTGTCAGCGTATCTCTCCACACAGTAGAGTTTTCGTTACTCGAATCTCTTAAAATCCCAAGTGTATGATAATAGGTTTTCTTATATGATCTTGGATCTTCTGATACCACCCATTCAAACTCCCAATTGCATCGGAGTCCTACATATCTATCAAATGAGCGTCTTTCATCTTTACCATAAATTATCCATTTACATACATGTGATCTGTCTTCTGGATCAGCAACATCAATATAGAAACCAGTCCTCTCTCTTCCATCAGGGTATTTAAATTCCTGTTCTGGATGAAAGCCCGGTCTGAATTGAAACAGATAGTCAACAACGTCCTGAGATGGATCGTAACTTTTATTTTTCTGAATCTTAAAATCTACTTCCCTTAATGGTTCTAACATCTGATTGTACAACATACCAACATGCCAGTTAGGGTCATTGGTAAATGTTGCATTCTCAATAATATTAGCGTTGGAAATAAATCTACTTGCCAGATTATAATCATTGGTTGAAGGTATGATCTTCTTTTGCATTCTGCGAATAAATACATCCTGCATAATATATCACCACCATTATTCAGCCTGATCTACTTCTGGTAACTTATCAATAAGATCGTGTGTATCTAAAATTAAGCTTCGATATAATTTATGAGAGTAATCTTCTTTCTTGCTCTCAAGTCTGGCAGACTCTACAAGATTCATAATCTCAACCATTACATCAGGGTGGTTGACTAATTCGTCATAACCATCAAGCTTACTCTGTACAATGTTAAAATAATTATCTAAATTGTTGCTCTTCTGTTCTTTATAAATAAGAAGCCAATGCACAAGGCTGTGCAGTTTCTTCTTATAATCGTGAACTTGCTCTTGCGTGTATTCTCCATATTTATATTGCATTTTTACTTTTCCTCCTGCAGATAGGTGTTATTTTTAAAACCATACTCTGCGATCATCCGTCTAACTTCCTGTCTATAGCCTTGTCTTGCGTTTTTCAACGCTGCTAAGTGGTCTTTCTGGTTTGTAAATTTTTCTTCCTTCGTACCAACAAAGAGAAGAATATGTTCTAACGAATTGATCTTGCGATCATACCATGCAATGACCATATACCTAGCAATGACTTCAATTTCACCAACGGACAGTGTGTTATTAAAAATGCCTTTTACGGAATCTCTGTCGTGAATGTCATGCATAATCTTGACACCCTCGATTTCCATTTCACCAAGAGCCGAATCAAGCCATGTGTTTAGTTCGAGCATCTGATCATTTTCTGAAAGCTGTGGGAGGTCTGAGTCTTCAATCTTAGACAAGAATACATTAAAAATCTGTGTGTATTTTGTCATATGAAACCTCCTTTAACCAATTAAGCATTTCAGGTCAGTTCCACAAACTCTGTCAAAAATACGCACCTTATTAATTGAATCGAATGTTCCATCAGTCAGTCCTGTAGAAATAGCAGACTGGATAGCCTTAATAAATCCATCAGGCAGATTACCAAGTGCCTTTTCAAATCTGTCATTAGGCAGATTCAGGATTTCAACAGCATCCTTATAAGTCAGCTCATCATAAAGTTTCTTTAATCTGCTCCACTCAGGCTGTTCAAGAAACTCTTCATCTTCAATCATAAACATTGGATCGAACAAGAATCTGGAACGAGTCGATCTGAGGGTCTTTAAATCCTTAACAGAGATTTCGCATGTATCTCCATAGTTGTAGAAAATATATACATCATCAAATGACTTTCCAGAGACAATCAGCTTACCAAATGTAACAGAACAACAAGTAATAAGATCACTGTCATTACTCTGTTTGTGCGTTTTCTCCATAGCTGCCTCGACACCAGCTGCAACACCAGATGCAACCGCAGAAGTCACATCCTTTGCAGAGATAGTAGGCTCTTTTTCTTCAACCTTTTCTACCTTTTTAACTGGAGTTGTCTTAGCCTTGGCTGTTGTAGCTGTCTTCTTGACAGTAGCAGCCTTTGTGGACGTAGCCTTAGTTGTTTTCTTATTTCCAACTGTTGCCATTAATAAACTCCTTTTCTTCATGTATTAAAATAGAGTAGGGGCAGTAAAATGCCCTTACTCTATTTATTTCAAGTATTTTAATTATATAGCTACTAATTAAGCTGTGATGGTGTAGCTACCAATCTTAGTATTCATAACAGTAGCAATACCCATCTTCTGCTGATACTCATAAGTCATGGTCATATCCATGTTCGTTGCAGAATCCTGAACCTGATAAATCTGAGCATCACCCTCATCAAATACCTTGATGAACTTGTTGTCCCCAGACGGAATAATGAGCAGAACGTCATCCTTTGCAACCTTAGTTGTATAAGTTCTGTCTTTAAATCCTTGCTTAATCTCAAGCAGAGGAATTCCTTCCCAAAGTCCCAGAGCACCTGTCTGATGTCTTTCCTGCTTCATCTCGTTGGAAATCCACTCAGCTGGTACGATCTTACTCAGCTTGGACAGAGCAACCTTCGTTCCTACGATTGTTGCCTGTTCCTGTGTAGCCATCTCAACGTTCTCAACAACCTCGATCAGATGATCAACTGTAGTTGTATCAAGTTTACCTGTTGCTGTGAATGTGGATGCCGGGGTAACAGCTGCAGCTGCATCAATAGTAGCCTTGTACAGCATATCATTCATCATTCTGTCATAAGCATCATAAATCTTCTGAACAAAAGAAGCCCAATCAATTCTTCCTGCCATGAACAGCTCAAACTCTGTGTAGATCTTTCATTTGTATTTAACTACAGACGCTACTCTGTGTTGGCATTAAGCCCTTTAGCTTTCACTAAAGATTAGACTATATCTTTCTCATTCTCATTGAATGAGCGCACCACTTCGAATTACCAATCGCTTGCAATTCTACTCCCACAAGGGGATAGTCGTTGATCCTTTTCCTATTCGGAACTTGGATGCTGATTCTCTATTGTAATAATATTATGTATATTATTCAGTGTTTAGGGTTTAACCTTGCACCATCTGATTACTTTTTTCTACTTTCGTGGCATTCACGCCTAGTCTTATTTCATACTTACGTTTTAGTGTAATCAGCTTTAAGAAATTCCAGCAGTTCAATGCATTTATATATTACGAAGCACCTCACGATGCTTGGGAGCTAATATCTAACCCCGTACCAGTTAGTCTTAACAGAGAACGAACTTCCTTCACCGAGTCTCTGACGAATAATATCATGGTGTCCACCAGACAGCTTTGCTACAGACAGGATTGTGTCATCCTCTACATAGAACTCGTTAGTGTCACCCAGTGCACCATTTCTATACTCAACAAAAGCATCGAAGAACGGATTCTCAGCCCAACCAACTCTCATCAGCTGCGGAACAACCTCTTCGATTACTTCATATACAGAAATAGCATTTCTTCTGATAGCATTTCTCAGCTCTTTAGCAGAAGAATTCTCACTAACACCCAAAATGTTCTGGAAAATCTCTCTGATCTTTCCATCAGCTTTTTTCGGAGAAACACCCTTCAGGGAATTAACACCAGCATCAAACATCAGTCTCTTTGTATCTTCAAAGCCATAGTCTTCGATTACGGCATTTGTATTCGGATTACTAAATCTCATAATAGGCATATTATAAACCTCCTCTCACTTAATCAATTAATTACGCATTAGCCTGCTTCAGAAGAGTAGTTGTAACCTTAACCTTGTCACCCTTCTTAACAGCTCCTTCGAAACCTTCAGCAGACAGCTCGAAAACATCACCCTTGTACAGCTCATAAGCTCTCATAATGTCTCCCTTTGCGTTGAAGAAGTTAGACTCAGCTGTCATCTGAGATGTATAATCCTCATAGATCAGCGGGGAAGTCAGGATCAGCAGAGCATCTCCCGGAGTAACAACCTCAACATAATAGTTGCCATTAGCAGCAATATCAATGATCTTTCCCTCAAATGCTGTTGCAGCAGCACCAGCCTTGTATGTCTGGTTCTCTACATAGTCACCCTTGGTAATCAGAGTGCCGTTATCATAGTTCTTATCTGCAACGATGTCATAAATATGGCCAGCAGTCGTAGCCTTCAATCTGGAACTACCAGCGATTGCATGCTTTGTAAAATTCAGAAAATTTGTAGCCATTTACATTTCCTCCTTTAAATTATTTATCTTAATATTGTGTAAATTTCTATTCCTCAAACAGATTGCCATAAGGATTCTTATGTTCAACCGTGTTGTTTGGATTCAAGAAAGCATATCTCGTACTCGTCTTCTGTGGTTCTTTCTTATGAGCAGAAAAAGATCCTGCTTCTTTTACGCACTTAGCAAAAGCAAGTTCTGCCTTTTCTTTAAGCTCATCAAGAGTAAACTCATCCATCTTCTCATGAAGCGTCTTAAACTCTTCTGTATCAGCAAATTGTTCATAAGCCTCGTCAGCGAGTACAGCCTCCTTGTTAGCCTTATCTTCAGCATCTTTATATTTCTGAAGATCCGTAGATACTTCTTCAAAACGACTCTGAAGTGTATCGAGTGCAGTCTTCTGATCAGCAGTCAGCCACTCAGGGAATACCTCAACTCTGTTTTCACCAATAGTTACATTGTCACCATCAACAGAGTAGGATACCTTGTAATGTCTGTCACTGTTGTAGTCGCACATAATGAAATATGTCTCATAGACTTCAGTTGGAATGCAATACTCGTCAGCATTATCAACTGGATTACGATACTGCTCAGTCAGCTGATAAATGATGCCCCAAATTTCGTCCATGCGAACTTCGTATACATCTCTCTTTCTACCGCCACCACACTTCTTCTCGGAAGAATCTGGCTCTGCCTTTGGCTCTTCATTCTTGGAGAACTCATCATCAGGATTGTCAAGATCATCGTCTTCGTCATCCTCATCCTCATCCTCATCTTCGTCAGAATCGTCATCATCATCGTCATCGTCTTCTTCTTCGATAGTCGTTTCTGTAGTCTCCTCGATTTCTTCATCATCGTCATCGGAGTCATCATCTACGTCATCGTCATCATCATCAATATCAATGTCGAATTCGTCTTCAAACTTTTTCTTAAGCTCTTCGTCAGATAACTCAGAATAATCGAAAGTAAGATCTTCTACAGTCTTGCCGTACTTTTTTAAAAGTTCCTCTAACACTCTATCGTCCTCCTTTCTTTCATTCTCAGATGCAGGATTATCAATTGGTTTATGAGCAAACATACTGTTATTCTGTTCACTAAAATCTACAATGTCTGCTCTTGAGCCTTCCATCCCTTCAAGGATTTCGTTTCCTGCATCATCTGATCCGAGCAATGTAGATCCACTAAAATAAAAGTCCTGAATTTCAACACATCTTTCTTTCGCATTATAAGCAAAAGAATTAATGATGATCTCACAGGAATTCTTAGTGCCTTGTTTTTCTCTAATAATATCGGCTGCCTTAGAGTACTCCTCATAAATAACAGCATGAGCAACCAGATAGGTTTTATCATGCTCTGGATCATACTCTAAAGTTGGCTCATCTTCTGTGAAATTTCCAACAGGATACTCAAGGTATTCAACCTCGTTATCACCGTCTTCATTTTCAACAATCTCAATGTTATGACCATAAAAATCATAACTGCCATCATCTAACTGATGAATATATCCCAATACAGGACGATTCTTGATAGATGACATTGCTTTCTTCACTGCATCTTCGGAAATGTAAGATTGATTTCTATTTTTCCCAATATGCATTACTTTTACTTTGATGTCTAACAGTCCATCACGATTACTAGAATTATCAATTTCAAAAGTAGAAGGAACTTGCAATGCCAATCTATAACCAGAATCCTTAAATGAGAAAGATTTCAAATGGCTTGTTTCACAGAAGTTGACTAAATCGTCAAAAGTCAATAACTTCTTAATTTTTGCCATAATAAAAAACTCCTTACTTAAAAGAAAGCCTTGTTAGAGTAGGCAAAGTTCATCTTCTCATCCTGAGAAAACGTATCCATATCAAATGCTGAACATGTATTAGTCAGTACATAATACTCAGTGTTCCCAGAATTGAACTTTGATACCAAACAAGAACCCGCTTTCAACAGTCGTTCTAACGTATATTCATTGGCAGCAATAATGAAATTACTGTCACGCTTATCTAACTTCGTATCCATCTGAATCCTTCTTTCTAGCTTTGATCTCTCTTGTCTCTAGAAGCTTCACCTTCATCTGTTAATGCTGTATCATCCTTACTAGGTGCTCCCTCAGAACCATCACTGGCAGTAGGGTCTGTCTTCTTATTGGAATCAGGATCGTTACTTAAGTTGCCAGTGTTCATTGTATTACTGCTCTGAAGTGGAACGAATTTACTACTCAGTCCAAGGCAGTCTTCCTCAAGATAATTCAGACTGATTGTTTCAAGCTCTGACAATCCATTCAGAGAATTGATAATCAGCTTGTTTGGAAGACCATAAGTTGCATCCTTCAGGAGAGATGTCTTAAAGTCATTCACTGTGTATCTTGTTGTTTCCAAGAACTTAACCTTAGAAGGATTAGAAATATAACAAGCCAAGAACCTGTTAATCCATGATTCTGTCTGTGGAAGGAGAGAAGACAAAGCAAATTCTTCATCCGATCTGATAGCACCATTCCAAGCTGTTGTTCCACTAATAGTAGAAGAGTTCAAAACTTGTGCGCCACCAGATGTATTAAATACTGCCTTAGTAGCATTCTCTACCTTATTAACATCTGTAGTCTGGTCATTGTCGAATGAGATCGTATCAAGCTTGAGAGGTGAGAGCACAGCTTCTGTATAATCAGGGAGCTGATCTTTCAATCTGTTAAAATACTCAATCGCTGTATAAGGGTCTACAGTAAAATCATCTCTTTCCGCAGATCCGGTAATTGTATCCATCTGAGCAACAATCATTTTATAAATCTGCTGTTCATCTGCAATTGCCGTGATATCAACAAGATCCTCTAAATTAATCAGAGAGTTGAATAATGCAATGTAAGGTGGAATAGGAGTTTCCCAGTCATCAATATTTTGCTTCAAACATACACAATACTGATCTGGCATTTGTACCCACTTATTATTTACTGTATCTTTCTGATACTCTTTATACATCGATTGAAACGGCTCACCCCAAAGTTCAAGAATATCCTGTCTTGAATCGAAGTAGGACATGTCCATATCAAATGCCAAGTCACCAGTAGGGTAGATACCAATAGTTTTACAATAATCTGGGTCTAATGGCAGAATAAAGAATTCATTGTTCGCCTTATCAAAGTAGGCACATCCAAAGAATACATCTTCCGTCCAACAGGTGATATAAACCTTGTAAAACTCCAAAGGGAGATTCATTACTTCAAGACATTCAAGAGTATTGTAATAACTCTTAATTGTCTTCTTTTTATTAGTAGAGCGATCCATCTTATTAATATCTACAAGAGGGATTACGCTTCTGTAATTCAGATTAATCATTGAAGCATTGTATGTGATTAATCTTCTATAAGCTTGAGAACGATATCTTAAGTATCTGCTTAGATTCCTAAGATTCTTATAGTTTCTGATAGGGTTCTTCAGATATGTTCTCAGCTTTGTCTTACTAAACGTAGTAGCAGAAGCAGTTCTTTCCTTAGAAGGAATACCAAGTTGCTTAAGTGCTTCGGCATTCTTGAAACGCTCGATTTCTTTAGAATTCTTCTGATACCAATTTCTCAACTGGGTAACAGAGAGTTGACGCTTTTCATCTTTTTCTTTCTGCTTGATCTCTTTTTCGCTTTCAACAATAGTCTTGTTAAAATTCTGCTTCGGCAACTCAAAATCAGGTTTCTTAATGTTATTTTTAGCATTTTTATTCTGCTTAGAACGAAACTTCGAACCTTTGCTGTATGATTGAGTCTTCTTCTTTTTATATTTTGAATTAGACCGTCTACGCTTATTCTGAGTATTATTGTTTGAGACTTCTGGCATACAAAACCTCCTTTCTAAAATTAATCCCTAGATAAAGGAAGACTAGAATATGCCAGTTTTCCTCGTTGCTTTCTTTGCCTGAGAAGCAAATAACTTTGCTAATCCAGACGTTTGTTTTTCTCGTTTATGTGAGTTAAGATAGTCTTGTTTACGTGCTTGATCTAAAGAATAGCCTAAAAGAGCTAGAGTGTACGATCTGTCGTCCGCTTTTGTTATCTCCGACTTCTATAAATGTTAGGTTATATCGGAAGTTCAGACTGTCGCATTCTCATGTAATATCCTATGAGATTTAATCACTCAGTCGTTCACGCTGCCATTACGCTTGCGCCCTGTCTGCCACCTCTGGCGTTCCAAGTCAATCAGATTAAATTTCCTAATGTGGTTTATGGATTATGCCACATCTGCACAACGATGTTTATGCAGTTTATTCCTTTTCTCAGCACATAACTCAAACGAATCTCTATTCTCTCGCTTGATTCTGACCATATTAACAAGCTCTTCTTTCAGAGCATCTATATTTTCCAATGCTAATTCCTCTTGCCAAGAAAGTTTTTCCATCTTAGTTTCAACGCAGGATACCTGAAGTAAACGCCTGTTTAATTCATCCTGTTTTTCATCTTCTGGAATATTCTCTTTCTCAAGATCCTTTAGTATTTTCTTCTTTTCTCTATTGAGAATTTTTTCATTTGTATTAATGAGAGTAAGATAACCTTTGTTGTCATACGTAGCAGTAAAACTGATTTTATCCTGATTCAGCATTTCAATTGTTGCTTCATAGATAATAGATTTAAACTTTGATGGGGGAATCAGATGTACTTTATCAACAGCATTAGGGAACTTGCGAACATAATCAGCGGAGTATTCTTTATCGATCAATCCTCTGTGTGTTTCACCTTTCTCATCTTCCCAATCTGCCATCAGATAGTCTGCAATATTAACTCCTGATCCACCAGCTCCTGCATCAATGTAAATACCTTCAATGTTACTGTATTTATCATCTCCACCCATGTTATAATCCAGAATCAGTTGTTTTAAATATTTAATCTGATCTGGAGTCTGCATAGGTGTATGATTCTTCTTACCAATATCTGCAAGAGTAACACAATTAAGCAGTCTCAATTTCTTATCATGCTTTCCATCTTTTCCATCGTCATAGATTTCACCGATAAGAATAACCGAGTTGTCTCGTGATCTAGCAGGGTCGTAAGCCATTACAATCTTACGTTTACCAGTATCGTTATATAAAATAGGTTTTCTTACTTCTTCATTACGAGCAATAACTCCTCTGCGAACAATAGCGTTGTTACCACCGTCAGATGTAAATTGACAATAGTATTCTCTTCTTGCTTTTTCAGGATTTGTACGCATAGCAGATTCAACCGTTGATTTCTCAAGCAGCGGAGCAATTTTCTTACCATGCACAGTAGGGGAGAAGCAAGCTTCACAATCGAACTGCGCTACAAAGTAGTCTGGATCACCCATAATCATTCGCTTTGCATAATCTCTATACAAACGATAAAACTCCGTATCCGTGGAAGATGCAGATGAAATATAAAATTGTTGGTTAGAGATTTCATCTGGAATAGTCTTAAGCCTGATATCGTCAAGCTGTTTACCTTCACGGTTTTTACCAGTTTTAAATGATTTGTTTACAATAGCAAATGCACCATAAGTCTGCATCATTTCTTCTGAGAGGAATCCGCTCTCATCGAAGATGACGTTACCTCTTAAACCTCTTTTTTTATCGACATTAGAATTTAGAGTTTGTGTAAACGAACCATTATAAAGGTTATATCTAAAACCATCAGAGGAGTGAGAAAATCCATCTCCAACTGCATTTTTAATTTCAACTTCTGCTTTAAATATCTCTCCTGTAGAGCCAACCATTGTATCAATATTATTGTTAGCAATACGTTCAAGAGTAGTAAATGTTTGCTGTGCCTGAGAACCAGAACCAGAACAAATGTAGCTCCAGTAATTGTTAAACAGCATACCTTTAGCCATTATCATAATATCAATTAGTGTTGATTTTCCAAACGATTGTTATTAACCTAAAGTTTTTTATCTTTAGCTCTGGAAGTTTCCCTCATTTTCATCAATTGGTCAATTCCAATTCAGTCTAGCATATATTTTCATCTTCAACATTACTTGGTCAGATGGAAAGGACTCGTGGTGGCATTATTCTATTCGTCAGCCACTATGCGTTACAAATGAAACTTTTGTTAAATATATTCACATAGAAATTTTCTGTTTAAACAAGGTACTAAGTTATAATACTTATTTATGATTTCCATAAAATCTCTTGTCTTTTTTGAATTAAAATATAAAATATAACCATTTTGTTTTTTGTTAATGTTAGGGGATATGTTATATTTTTCTATAAACCAATCTCTAATCATTACAACTTCATTAAATTTAAAATTCATTGTGTATAAGAAAATACGGTATTCTTTAATTTTTCCATCTGGATATCTGCGAATATTTAAATATCCGTCATCTAAATACCATAAAAAAAGACCAAAATCCGTTATTTGGTCTAAAATTTTCTTATTTACAATTTTCTTTTTATTTGGATATATTAAATTATATAAATAAGTAGCATATTTATTATTATTGGATGTTGATTGAAATTGTAAATAATCACGTTCTGTTTTTTTTAGATGTGTAGTTCTTTTATACATTTTCATCTTGACCAATGGATGCATTTCTAATATATCTGATTTAAATTTTAAATAATCTTTTTGCTCTGCTCCATGTGTCATTGTAAACCAAGCGTTTGTATTTTTTCCTTCTTTCTTACAAATTCCTAAATCACCCATTATACTACCGATTATAGCACCTTTTAATTCTCTATCATTTTTAATATATTTATTTAGGTTCATATGACCCCTCCATGTTTTTACAAAATATTGTTTCATTCTCGGTATTAGCATATAATTTTATTACTTAGCCTTCACCGATTTTCCTTTCTTCTATCTACCTATTACTAGGCAGTGAGGCTTTTATAAATCGTCAACCTCTTGAGCACACTAGTAAAACATGAGGGCATACCCATGTTCTAGTTAATATGAATGACTGGCTGTCAAGCAGTTCTATTCCAAAGAAATCAGATACAAACCTAACAGGGTTGCACTGATAATACTTCTGAATAGCAGCAATGTGTTTTAATGAATCTAACTTACGTTTTGACATAGAGAAAACTCCCGGTCGCACGTAAACTAAATCATTCTGAATGCATAACTTGCTAGGATCGTTTTCGACCTTTGCAATTACGCCATTTCTATCTATCTCGTTATTTTGGATCATTGTTGTGATACTATCCATTTGTATCACCGTCACTTTCTACTGAATCTTCTGTAAATTCGGCGTTTGAATTATTCCCGGTTTCGGTACTTTTCTCACTGAATTCAATCTTATTCTCAGATTCGGTATCTTCATTATTATCTTCTTCATCCTCAATAACATCTTCAAGTACTTCTTCTCCTGCATGGTTATTGTTAGCGTACCTAGAATACAGCTCATTCAAATCAATCAAGTTCTTTCCCTGAAGTAAATTATGTTCTTCCATCGTATCCTTAAGATCAAGATTTTCTCTCAAAAGAATACGTGAAAGTTCTTTAAAATCTTCTTTCTTTCTCTCAAGATCGGTAATCATCTGTCTCTGATCTGCAATCATATCAGAGTACTCTGATTCATCTAATCTGAGAGCTTGCATAATAGACTGGTTACTCATATCCATGACTTGTCTCATGCCACGGCATGTCTCCATGTCGAAACCATTAACTTCCGCCTCTCTGAGATTCAAATCTTTAATCTTCTTGAGTTTACCAGTCCATGTATTTTCACCCTTACCAGAATTACGGGAATGGGCGAGAGAGATACAGTTTTCTTCTGCTAACTTTGTAATGCCAGTAAGCAGTTTCTGTTTAGAGTCCTGCAGATTCTTAATCGTAGGGGCACTCTGAGAAACTGTTGTCTTGTTAGCCATCGCATCAGCAATAGCATCATCTAGCTTAGACACCTGAAGAAACCCACGAACAATAGAAATACAGCTTGCATTTCTCATCATATCTTCATTTGCATCTTCACTGGAATCAAGCAATCCAACAAGCTGTGAATATAGAAAAGGCTGATCTTCAAGTGCTTCGTTACAGAATGGATCGTAATGAAGTAACCTGATAATATCTTCTTTATCCTGTAAAAACTGCTGTCTAGTAGATGCTTCAAGTGTTTTACCTGTAGTCTCATCTTCCTTCATTGAGATACCATGACCATCTTTGAAGAAATCTGAATCAGCAAACTGGAGTCCTGCGTACTGCTGCATCTGCATAATTCTAAAATAGCACTTGGCAAAGTTAGTTTGTCTTTGTGTTGCATTATAATTATTAGCCTGTTGCAAGGCTGCATTGTATATTACATTAATAAAAGGCTTATTTAAATACTGAAGAGCTTCAATTAAGCTTTCCTTAGTAGGTTCATGTCTCTCTCCATTCAAATCCTTACGCATAGCAACATCTAATGCGCATTCCTTGCAAATAGGGGTAACATGTGTAATAATACCCTCTTCCGTACTAAGGTAAAATTTATCATTTCTTAAATACTCACCGCACATACGACACTGATGATATTCACCATCTTTCAAGTCCTGAATAATAGAACGGAGTCTTCTTACTTCTGCTCTAGACTCAGCAGCTGTCATTTCCTGAGAAGTTTTCTTATTAGCTGCTTGGAGCTGTAATCGCTCCTGTTTTGGGGTAAGCATTTTCTTTTTAGTTGTACTACCTTTCGGTCTACCTCGTTTTGCCAATAAATCACTTCCTTTATATATGTATCATTTTAATTCCTGTAATAACTTCAAAATTGGCTACGGAGATGGGAGTCGAACCCATGAGTGATGGAGTCAAAGTCCATTGTGTTAGCCGTTTCACCACTCCGCATCAGAAAGGGTAGTAAGTACACACCGTTACTACCCTTAACGAATTGTATTGAAAGGAAAAAAGATTAATAGAATAGATGTTCACATAGAAACACTAAACATTAATATATCTAAAAGTCGTGTGGACAACCGCACGGCATTTTAGCAAATCTATTATTATAACAGAGAGCCACAGAGTGACTCTCCCAGTGCAGTCCTAAAACATACACCTCAATCCCAAATTTATTATTACTTCTTTACTTTGTTGAGATATTCTTTTCCAGAAGATTCTCTAATCTTAATCCATCCAGAATTAGCTAATCCCTTTTGCTTCTTAAAGTAAGCCCAATTACCTCTCTGCTTCTTACAAGTAAGTACAGTGCCAGCCTTGATTGTTTCAAGCACTTTCGCCTGTGTAGAATATCCATCTCTTACATTCATAGCGTATTTCAGCTTATAAGTATAAGATACCTGTTTGTACTTAGACAGATTAGATTCATGAATCCATCCGCTTTTACCTTTACCTTTAATAATCTTCCACCATCCCGCAGAATAATTGTCAAGCTTAAGCTTTTCGTTCTTCTTAAGTGTAGTCACAAGAGCGGAGTTTCCACTAGCAGATTTTCTAACATTAGCTTCATCGTTGTCTGTGTAAAGCACAGCAGTGTGATCTCCTGTGGATTTACCTACAGAACCTTTAATGTAATCTCTCGGATCTACAACAACCCAAACATTATTACATTGTGCTTTAAAGTTAGACCATCTATTAAACTGACGATATCCTGCATAACTAGCACTATCAGAAATGTAGATATTATCATTTTTGTCTACGTAATAGGCAACAATAAAATGTCCACCACGAGTCCAAATACCCGGATGCATAATGCCAATACACCATTTATTGTGCCGTAAAGCATCGTGAACTTCAGACCAGTTAGTTGTTGTCTTCCATGTTTTAATACCAGCTGCATTGAGCATAGCACCAATTCCAGACCAGTATGTTCCAGCTCCCTTAAGAATCAGACCATGATTCCACGCCCAATTCCACACCTGAAGAGGATTTGTCCAATGCTTTGTTGTGCGAGAAACAATATTAAAGACAGAAAATTCTCCACATGCGTATCCCGCAACAGTACAGCCATTTCTAGAGTGCGAAGCCCAAGGAGAGGCGATTTGCTTATAAAAGTTTGGTTTAATAATTGTCATAAAATCACCTCCATACTAAAAAATCGAGTAGGGGAGAAATCCCTACTCGATATAAATTTCATAATATTCAGTTTCAAAAGTTTAGATTATTTCTACTTTGGAAAGCATTCAACTGTTCGGAAATTCCGAATAGTTCATTAAGCAGTCTGCTTTTCTTCAGTCTTAATTCTCTTCATCTTAGCAGTTCCCATTCTGGCAGCCTCAGTAAAATCGTTATTCTTCCACCAAGCAATCAGGGCGGTAACTGTTGTGAATCCTGTTGAGATCAGATTTGTTAGCTGATCAGAATCGATTGGGAGCGGGGACTTGCCCATAACAGAAAGAATCTGATTAATAATTGCGAGGAACAGCACGGCTGTTCTGATAATTGTACCCTTATCGATATTCTTCATTGTTATTAACTCCTTGCTTTATATTTTTTATATGTAATTAAATACAGCCGAATGGCGAAATCCCAGTAGTGAAGCCCGAACTGGCGTAGTCGGCACTCCCGCCGCTGCCGACAAGACAGAAACCGGGGTTGCCCGTACCCGGCGAGCGCTCCCACCAGTAGTAGGCGGAACCGTTCACCTTCTTCACACGGTTCGATGATGTCTTGTACCACTCAAACTGCGAGTTACTGGATTCGGCTGTGCTATTTGCGTATGTCACACTTCCAAATATTTCTTTTTCAGCAGGAAGTGCAAAATAGTCTGTCGATGTCGTGGTCGATGTTGACGCACCCGACGCTGTAACATTTTTGAACTGCTTAAAAATCGGCCTCAGTGCCGTCGGAATCGCATTATAGAAGACGCTGTTGCACCACGTTCTTCTCTTGCAGGAATTCCATCCGCCCGAATTCGTATCTGATGAATTCATATGTCCTGATTCGTTCAGGCTATCCTTCGTTCCGACTACAAAATTGCACTCTTTGTCATTACTAAGCTTTTTACCTCCAACATTCATCAATACAAACTCAGCACTTTGAGATGCATGACTTTCGCCAACTCCAGTAGCGTCCATAGCAGAAAGATTAATTGATCGTGTATCTCCAACTTTCCAATAATCACTTAATTTAATTAATCCATTATCGGCAGCATTTACCATAGCAACTATCTCTTCGTCTGTGCCAGTAGACCATGGAACAATTTTATATGAAACATATCCATTCTGCATCATATGCAAATCAAATATTGCCATCAATAATCACCAACTTACGCAACCGTAGTACTTACACTAGCACTCGCATCACTCTCGCTACCCTCAGCACTATCACTTTTACTCTTTACAGCCCAGCCTTTCTCATTAATCTCATAACCATCTGCAGCGAGAATAGCATCACAATCTTCTTTAAACTGTTGATACAGCTTGTACTTGAATACTTTGTTATAGTTCATCTTCCCCATTTCAACTCTCATTGCAATATATGCTGCCATATAAATTCCTCCTTATATATAATCTCTAATCTTTGATATTTAATTTATAAGATAATTCCGTATATCATTTACACTATGTTATTTACGTTATTAAACTGTTGCAGTCTCTGAAGTAGTAGAAACTGTTGAAGCACTTGCACTCTAAGATTCACTAGTTGATACAGATTTACTCTCGGAAGTAGAAGTACTAGTAGATGCATCATTAGTATTTGAGCTTGCACTATCAGTATTAGCATCAGTGCTAGTATCATCCGATCCAATATCGCCAACAGCTGTACTCATCAGAAAGTCAATAGCAGACTGAATAGCTTCATTCTGAGCGGTTAATTCTGCAATAAGTTCAGCCTGAGTTTTAGGTGGATTAACAATGTTATTTACTTCCTGTCTCAGAGTATCAGGTACATCGTCAATCTTTTTAGTACCAGCTTTAATAGCATCTACATAACTCTTTACTTCAGCATTATGATCATCAATTGCTTTCTGTCTGGCTTCAATTTCAGCTTTTCTAGCAGCTTCTTCTGCATCTCTTTTTGCTTTTTCTTCAGCCTGAATCTTTGCAATTCTTTCCTTTTCACTAGCTGCAAGTTGTTCATACTCATCTTTAGTAAGCTCGATGCATCCATCAGGAATTGTATCTCCATAAATAATACTATAGCAGACGAGAGCATTCGTATCTGGATTTAATTGTTTATAATATTTCATTCGTCACTTCTCCCTTGCTACCTGTATAATGGTTCTTCGCCTTGTACAGTCAGAATCAATACATCAATATTAATTGTTTGCGTTGGTATGGTTTTGCAAAGAAATGTAAGTGAATTTTTTACTTTTGCAGTACATCTAATTGAAGCTGCTCCATATGCATCATAAGAATCGGGAGTAGGTGATATGATTACATGATTTGTTTCAGTTACTCCAGATACAGAAATAGTTGCAGTTTTAGCTGTAGAATCCCATGCAGTAGTCGCAATACTAATACTAGAGCTAGTAACATCGGCAAAATCTAATATTTTCGTAGCTATATCAGAAATAATTTGTAACATGTCATCAATATTTTCTTCAATAACTTTATTCTGTACAGGGTTTTCACTTGTATTACTTAATGCACTATCTACTGTAATCTTATGGTTGTTAATAGCCGAGTCTACTTCAGTCTTAGTATAAGCATCAGTGATTCCATACCCACTAATAGTAGTAGCTTTGTCAGCTTTATTACTAACAGCACTATTAATACTTTCAGTTACACTTCCAACTGCAAGCAAATCTCTATTAAAATCCGCTTCAGTTCCAGTGTATCCACCCGCAACAGCTAGGTCATAGGCAGATGCACCTTTAGCAAGTTCTTGTCCTTTATAATATGCAATCATACGATGCACCTCCTATTCTATATTTGATGTTGTATTGCACTTGTTTACTTAGTAGTAGTATCTGTAGAAGTAGTAGAAGTAGTAGAGGAAGATGCAGTATTGGCACTAGCATTGGCACTTTCATCTTCATACTTCTCTCCAGTAATCTTTTCTAATCTTCTACTCTGATAATCTGGTCTTTACATCCTGCTTGAGAGAATACGAACCTGATTTTTATATCTAACAGGGCATTTACTAATTCCTGAGATCCTCTTTCAAGGCAGTTGCGCCAGATCATAGCCATATAATTAGCCATTCTAAATCACTCCTTTTAAATCTATGCAGTAGTTGTTGAAGTAGTTGCATCTGTTGTACTTGAAGTAGCAGAATCTGTAGAAACAGACTCATCACTAACTGTATCTGTTGCACTTTCAGCCAGTACAGCTAGTGAGTCTTCAATACTAGAAATTCTAGCATCTAATTCTTCAGTCAGTTCACACAAGCCATTCTCATTCAATACTACTTTATTAGCATTTTTTCATGTTTTTCGTCTGTATAGTTCATAAATTCAGAAACTCTGTTATATACAGCTTCTCTGTAATTCTTGAACTCTTTCATAATTTCTTCTAGCATGTTAGTTGTCACCCCATAACTTGTAAAACAACTTGTCTATATTCTTTACAGTGTTATAACTGTTATAATGTAGGGCATATCCACGCCACGATTGATATGTCTGATGGGCAGAGTCAAAGCCCACACCTTATTTTTCATACTTTTTAATTTGCGTCTAATTCTTGTAACATTCTTACGATCCAATTTCATAAGATCTTACCAGTATTAGTAATACATATACGTTTTTTAAGGAAGGAGAAATTTCCACAAGTAAACCTTGTGATATTTGTTATGTTGTTATTTACGGATATTTTTAGTTCGGATAATTTATTTTCTATTTCATTTTTACAATATTTTAGATAATCTATGTCATCTGAGATAAAATAGCTATCATCCATATAACGTCCATATCCTTTAATATGAAGCTGTTCTTTTATATAATGATCAATTTCGTTAGGATAATAAATAGCACATATCTGAGATACTTCAGAACCTAGTTCCTAATCAGTATCTCCGGGAACGCATCAATGAATAGTTTAGTCAAATTGAAGACTCGTTCATCCTTGATAACATCTTTTAGTTGAGTAAGAAGGATATTATGATCTATACTGTCAAATAAGAAGCGTAATCCATCGTAAGTATGCCACCTTTGCGACCGTACTTTTTATAATGCTTTACTAAATGTTTCTTTAGTCTCATTAATGCAAAATCAGTTCCTTTATACTTCTGACTTGCAGAGTTATCATAAATCAATCTAGGTTCAATAATAGGGCGCAAGGCATTTTGGACTAATGATTTCTGCACCACAACGTTCAGTAATATGTACTGCCATAATATGACGTTGCTTACCACGTTCACATATATCAAATTCATTAAATCCTCTAGGCTTATACTCACCATTTATCAATTGCTTTGAGAGAGTAGAGCACCATCTAATCTGATTCGCTTTAAACATCTGAGTAGATGATTTCCACATAATACCTTTACAGCATTCATCTGCCGACCTCATTAAGCTTCAAATGATGCTACGTCTTCAAATTTAATATCCTTCAAAATTCATCCTCAATCTTATCCTGTTTACATCATGCGCATAACATAATGCTTTGCTTTATTAACTTGTAATAAACAGCCATGATCTCTATTTGCCGTTAAAGGCTCGGTCATTCTCTCCTGTATCCAGAATGTACTGTTTTCACTTTAAGCTACTCAACTGACTAGTAAATATATCCAAAAGGCGCAAGCCCGTTCGTGTTGCTGGCATTGTTGTTATTGGCACTACCATCGCTGTTAACATTGCAGAAATTGTTGATATTGTTGCCATTAGGCGAGCGTCATGCAGAAAATAACCGAAGAAATAACTTATATATGTTTAATATTTAAATATTTCTAACTATTTTTTATTAAAGCTTTATCTGATTTTAATACTCCTGAAATAGCTTTATAAATATCATTGCAAGTAGAGCCAATATACTCTTCTTCTTTTAAAACTCGTTCAAATTTTACTTCATTTGAGTTTTTACATAATTCTAAGTATATATAAGAAGCGGTTGATATATGTTCTACACATCCTCTAGCTTTTAAAAACAAATTTCTACGTTGCTTATAATCGTCAATACTTGTTGTTTTAGTCATATAAATAGAATTAGCTATTTGTGCAAGTTCTAAAGCTTTTAATCCAGTCTGAATCAGATGATCGCCATAATTAGTTTTATATTTTTTTGGTTTGTTATTTACAATCTTACCTAAATTGATGTTTAATTCCATTAGTAAGCGTAAAAATTCAACCTTTGATTTATTGCGTTTCCATGATGGAACACTCATTTTTATTTCTCCTTTTACCCTTATAAGTTTGTTTAATTTTGTAGTAATTAATGGCTTATACTTAATCATATCTATGGTAATCCGCTGCATAGCGCAGCGGATTATTGAGATTCTAGATTATATACAGCCAAAAGGCGCAAGCCCGCTCGTGCCGCTGGCATAGTCGTAACGGGCACTACCACCGCCGTAAACAGAGCAGAAACGGCCGATATAGCAGCCATAAGGCGAGCGCTCCCACCACCAACTGTTTGACCCATTAACTTGCTTGATTCTGTTTGCCGCCGTAGCATACCAGGTGAACTGCGAAAGGTCAGATGACGCTGCCTCAGTATTTGCAGCGTATCCCTTTCCGCTGTAGCCGTATCCATCACCGAAGATTTCCTTTTCCGCTGGCAGAGCGAAGTAATCTTCAGATGTAGTAAGACTCGCTGAGGTATTTCCTCCGGTGCTGGCCGTTACATTCTTGCACTTTTTGAAGATCCCTCTGATCGAAGAAGGAATTGAATCATAGAACACGCTATTGCACCAGGTACGCCTTGCGCATTTGTCCCACCCTGTAGTTGAGGTATCGGAAGAATTCATGTAGCCAGTTTCTTTCAGACAGTTCTTCATTCCAACCACAAAGGAGCACGTCTTTCCGCTGGTCAGCGTCTTGCCGCCAGCGTTCATGAGCACGAAGTCTGCGGACTGTGCGGCATGGCTTTCTCCAACTCCGGTTGCCGACATGCGGAGAGGCTGATGCTCCTCGTGTCGCCGACCGTCCAGTAGTCGCTCAGCTTGAGCAGTCCTGCATCAGCTGCGCCGACCATATTGACGATCTCTTCATCTGTTCCAGCAGACCATGTGACGACTTTAGCGGTGACTTTAATGCTCGTGCTGGCTGTCTTGGTCACGCTGTTCTCTGTGTAGCTTGCGGTTGCTGTCTGCGTGCCAAATGTGCTTAACGCCGCTCCTGCGGCAGGAGAAAATGTTGTTGAGCTGGTCACGTCTGCTGTAGCCCCTGATGTAAATGTTGCTGTAACCTTAGCGCCGGTCCAGTTCATTGCATCACCCTTGTAGTAGGTTGTTTTAGTAGGCGCTGTCAGCGCGATGGAGCTGAGCACACGGTTGACAGTGATGCTGAGATCCGTTGTCAGCACTACGCTCGTGTCGTCCGGCCATGCCCATGACAGGGTGACGGATTTGGTTGATTCGTAGAGCACTGTACCTGCGGCAGGTGATGCTGTGCAGGTGACTGTCTCTGTGGAGTTATCGCTGTAAGTGACCGTCACGACCAGACCAGTCAGATCGAGCTTGTCTCCTGCTGTATACGTTGCTTTTGTTGGAGCAGTAGTAACCTTAAGCGACTTCGGAAAAGCCGCTCCGCCGCCTGCTCCTCTAACTGTAAGTGCCATTACTTACTCACCACCTTTAAAATAACTGGAATATCCACCGTAGGCACTTTCCCTTTAATCTTTAAAATATTACTCATACTATCCATAGGTTTTAAACTAGCCCAAGCTTTATACTGATCATCTGTAGCAGAATCACCATTATACCAACTTCTACATCATACTTAGCAGAAGGGTAGGTAGACTCAAAGCTATACTGCTTATTACTCCACAAACTAGCAGTAAGCGTAGCAGTTACAATCTGAATATCGCTCTTAGCTAAAGCACCTACCTGAGAAGCCGTTACCTTATGAGGGTTATTAGTATTCTGTACATGCTGTGCAAATGACTTACTGTCTACACTCGTATCTCCATCTTGATCGGTTACAATATAAATAGTGTTATCATCATAACTAGTCAGCTTATCATAATCAGCTTTAGTTCCAACCCACTTTTTTAAAGTACCATTTAAAGCACTAGTAATAATCTTATTTTGTACAGGGTTTTCGCTAGTATCACTAAGAGCAGAGTCAACATCAATCTTATGATTATTAATAGCTGTATCTACTTCAGTCTTAGTATATGTATCTGACTTATTCGCTTTATCACTGACAGTAATAAGCATTTTGTAGAACTCTTCTTTAGTTCCCTTATATCCATTAGCTACAGCTAATTCATAGGTTGAATTACTAGACGAGAGTTCCGTATCTCTAAAAATAACTTTTCCATCACTCAACTCCTTCCTTAAACTGTAGATGGATTAGTTATCCATAATAGGGTCTTACACAAACCCATTTATTATTTACTTTTAACCATACGCCTTCCTGATTTATAACTTTTTTATCAGAAAAATAAGGTATATTATCAAGTGTTGCTTTATCTGGCTCTTTACCAGAACCATAGCAAGCAGTTAAATCTATAAACATTGCACCATCCAGATAAACATAATTAGGTGATACAATATTTTCAACATCAAATCTAAAAGGATAATTCCCAGAATCCCAATTATCTCTTGTGTTAATACAACTAAGCTGTACCCATTTATTTATATCAGTTGATTCTAACTTCTGACTTGTAGAACCAGATTTATATAAATTACCGAATAAAGGCTCTGCAATAGGCGTGTAGCATTGCATTCCAGAAGTTATCATAGAATTAGGTACATAAATATTACAACGCACATAATATTTATGCCCTTTGATTAATGGAATATTAGTTGAATTGTTAACCAAACTTTCAGTTGAACTTGTATTCGTTGAAGTTAACTTAAGAGACTTATTTCCAATCAAATGTTGTTCTGTACTAAATTCAATTGTACAGTTAGCGTTAACTGTCCATCCTGATGTAAAATCCGAGTTTGGAAGTAAGTTAATTAAAGTCGTACTCATGCAACCACCTTCCAAACGCCATTAATCTTCAAGTAGAATGTGGTAGGGGGAGTGGATTCAATTACAGTAATTCTGGCATATCCATCACCTGAATGACCTGTTTCAGAAGTACCAGTAGGCGATGTAAAACTACTTGTTCCAATTGTTGTAGATGCATCAGTCAAATATAACGAACTATTTAATAAGCACCCAGATGGATAATTTGAAGCAGTAGAACTAGTATAAATATATCCAGAGCCACCACCACCAGCTTTATCATCATCACCAGAACCATCAGGATAAGTGCCAGTACCTCCGTACCAGCCACCACCACCAGCACCGCCGTAACCACTTGAATAAGCAATACCATTACCACCGAATCCAAATCCAGAGTAACAATCAGCTTGCGATGATGTGTTTGCAGACTGAGCAGTAGCAACCCATCCAGTACCACCGGAATTTCCTGTTTGAGTACCACCGTATCCACCATTACCATAATCTGTTGCTACAGAATTTTGAGCAGTAGCACCGCCACCAGCTCCGCCTTGTTTAGACGAAGCACCATCAGATCCACCACCGCCAGCAACAATTAGTCTTGCATATAATGAATCTGTTTGATACCTAACATCAGTAGCACCGCCACCGCCATTATAGGTATTACGTTTACCGCCACCGTTAAAACCGCCATTAGTTTTGCCAGTATTTCCAGATCCACCTACATATATGTAAAACATTTCCTGAGATGTTGTAGTAACAGTACCTATAGAATATCACCTTTACCACTATATGAACTATGAAATCGGTATCCACCTTCTGCACCCCAACATTCAATGTTATACTTTCCTTTATTTAATTTAATAGAGATAGCTCTTCCAGAGTAGGGATGTTTAAAATATCTCCTGCTTTAATAGAAGTAGGTGTAGACGTAGTTAAATCGTAAGTTGCCATCTAATCATCACTCCTATTCTGAATATAATATATATAAATCACCATCATTACCAAGAGAAGAGGATGGCTCAGTTGTACCATGATAAATATGAGCAAGTCCCGAAACTTTAG